CGGGAAGGCGAGCGTGCGATTGAACTTGCTATAACCCTGCGCCACGGCAGCTACGATGTTGGCGGCCACGTTGGTGACGGTGTCGGTTGCCGCCACCGCGACCTCGATGCGCTCACCGGCGACGTACAGCACGACGCTGCCGGACTTGCCGACGATGCCCGCCCCCACGGTGACGGTTTTGGTCGCGGCCACGCCAGCCGGGTCCGCCAGCGCGCCGAGCCAGATTTCACCGAACGGATGGTTCTGGCGTGCCCAGAGCGCGGCTTCCGAAAGCATGCTCCCGACGCCGCCCAGCGCCTGCGCATCGTCGTCGAACAGACGCACTTCATTTGCGGCCATGGTTGCGCCAGCCGTGACCTGACCGATGACCAGCAGTCGCGACGGACCCTGATAGGCGTTCGGCCCAGCGTTCACTTCCGCGTAGAACAGCGGGACGCGAAGGTTGGACGGGATATTGTTGAAGGCAACAGACATATGCTTCTAGCTCCTGCGGTTCTGAACGGTGGCGCCTCGCGGCTGGTTACTCGGTGCTCTTGCCCTTGGCCTGCTTGGCTTCGGGTTCGTCCTCGACCGGCACGAGGTCCATGTTGAGGAGAAGGCGGCTGTAATAGGTGTCGTCGGTGTCGATCACGTCGCCTTCGGGCGGCATGACGCGGTAATTGCGGTTCGGCTGACGGATACGAGCGCCTTCGGCTGGTTTGACCTTGACAAGCATGTTGGCTCCTTACGGATAGGTTTGAACGTCGATCTTGGTTTTCACCTCCGTGCTGGGCACGTCGTCCGGCACGGTGTTGGCGTTGTCGAGAGTGTTGTCCATGCCGCCGAACTGCGGCAGCGTGAGGTTGGACCACATGGCGACGATCCTGTCGCACACGTCCTTTCCGCTGCTGTTCGCTGGCATCAGCTTTGCGACTGACTTGAGCGGGTCCGGAAGCATGTCATAACCGGTCGGCAGCGGAGTGGCGCCTTCATTGTAGATGATGATCTTGTCATCACCGCTGTAGCAGGTCAGCGTCATGACGCGGCACGCAACCTTGACCGCCGTCTCTTCAAAAATCTGGCGGTGGCAGTCATACTTTGTGATGCGCCAGAAGCGACGAAACAGATTGCACAGCGGGTCATCCTTATAGGCCAGATGCTGAAACATCTGCAATTCCATGAAGTCGAGCGCGGCTTCAAGGCGTGCGTCGGTGTTCGGGTAAAGCAGGCCGGTTTCGCCATCCGCTTCAATGCGCTGCGTCATGCCAAATTCAAAGCTCAGTTCGCAGCTGCGCCCGAATGGAGGGCCGCCGTTCTGTTCGCTGAGCGCGCTGCCCTCATCCTTGTCAGTGAGCGCTAGGATGACCGCGTTCTCGTCGCCTCTGAAAAGGTCCGGCGAAAGATCATCCATGCGGCTGTCAAACACGCGCGGCCCTGCGATGGTGGCGTTCTTGAGCGCTTCAACCGCGAGGATGCGCAAGGCGGTGCGGACCATGCTCATGCCGGTCTCCTGCGGTTGGTTAGAATGAACAGCGTGCGACCCATGTCGTCAGGCATGGCACGCAAAATCTGATACGTGGCGCCGTCAAACTGGCGCACGCAAATGTCGTCACGACCGGGCATCCACTGCGTAAGCAGCACGTTGTCAACGCTGACTGACGGGTAGCGATGTGAGCGGCGCTGTGCCTCGTCGTCAGGGTTGCTGCCGCGCCCCATGGGGTATTCGGCCATGGTCAGCGCTTCCCAAACGCCCTTGACGGTGAAAGGAGGCTTGGACCCGTCAGCAACCGTCGGCAGGTTCACGTCACCGCTGGCAGAGATTTGCTGCGCAGTGAACGTGAACAGTTCGCCGAACGCACGGTCCAAAGCGCCGGACAACTTGGCGTCACGTGCTGGGAACGGTGTGGTCATTGCGGGTCCAAGCCCTTAAGTTTCACTCGGGAGGTAGCAGGCGCACCGATTAGGTGCGCTTGCCCTTGAGCAGCGCCTTCGGGCGCGTGCAGAGCGACAGCTGGTTCATCTGCACTTCCATGTTGATGCCCTTGTCGTTGGGCATCGGATACTGCTTGACGTACAGCATCTTGCCGACGGTGTTGACCGTCTCGACGTAGTCCGCCGGGGCGAAGTACGTCTTGAACAGGCTGGGCACGCCGAGCGGGAAGAAGTGCGCCTTGTCGGTGTTGATGAACGTGGTGCCGCCCACGGCGCCGCGATAGTTCTCGAACGTGATGCCGCCGAAGTCGAACGAGCCATAGCTCTGGCCGTTGACCACGTAGCTGCGGCGCAGTTCGGCAGCGGTCGGATTGTTCAGGAACGTATTGCGCACTTCCACGTGAGCGAGCAGGTTGTCATAGTAGGTGTCGCCCACCAAGGCATGCACGCCGAAGAACGGCAGGCCGCCGAGGTTGGTGGACATCAGGCGGATAGTGGCTGCCGCCTTCTGACGCAGCACGCCAGCTGCTGGCGTCGCGTTGTCGAGGTCCCAGTCAACCTCCGCGTCCTGCGCCACACCGAACTCGGAAAACAGGTCGGTGGTGCTGCCGTCAGCGTAGGTGATGACGCCGATGACCGCGCCAACGCGCGCGTATTCGAGCGTCACCTCGTGGCTGGCGCGATGGATCATCATGCGCTCGCTGACCTTGCCCTGCACCGTTTCCAGCTGGCTTTCGGTGCCCCACGCACGCACGCCCTGCACCTCGTCGGCGTAGATCGCGTCGTCGATCTGGAAGTGCGGGATGATGAACGGACGACCCTTCGCCTTGTTCTTGTCGAGCGTCTGGCCGGGCGAACCGCGCGGGCTTGGCGACACCAGCGTCAGCTGGCCATCCTTTTCCTCGACGATGATGGTCAGCGTGCTGACGCCGGTTTCGGTGAACAGCCCCATCTGGCCGATGCGCTGAGGCTGGAAGACGGGCTTGTTGATGGCGTCGGTGAGCGACACCACCGAGAACAGGCCATTGTTGAAAACGTCCAACATATTGTTGGTTTCCTTCTAAATGGTGCGCGCTGCGGCGCTTTGGGTTGAAGTGTTGAAGGGCGGCGAGCCGCCCTTCAGTTGATCAGCGGAAGATGATGCCGACTGCCGCGAGGTCGGTCTTGCCAGCGGTGATATCCGTGCCGTTGGCCCCGTTCCACTCGACGCAGTTCTGATTGACCTCGGCATCGCGCGCGATGACCGTGATCTTGCGATAGGTGGCGGTGGCGCTGAGCGGGTACAGCGCGATGGCCAGCGCAACACCCGTGCCCGCAGGCGCGTCGGCATTGTTGTAAAAATTGTACTTGCCGTCCGCCGTCACCTTGCCGAGCACCTGACCCGCCTTGACGGCGATGGCGTCGGAGATGGTGACAACTTCACGCGAGCGCTTGCCTTCGGCCTCCGAAAGGAGAAACTCGCCGGGGTGGCGCTCTTCGACGATAGGGGTAGACATTTGGGTATCTCCTGTCTGTTGTCTACTTACGCGGTGGTGGTACTACGCTTGAGCGCCGAGCTCAGGCGGTCTTCTGTCCGGGCAGCTTGGCGCCAGCGCGCACGAGCGCCTTGTCCCAGCTTGCGGCAGCGGCTTCGGGCTGCGGAGCCTTGTCCATCACGAGGCCGAGGCCGTTCGAAGGGACGACGGTCTGAGTGCCCGCGCCAATGGGCAGGCCGGCGAGCACGGGCTTAACCGCGTCGGCGGTCATGATGGTGGTCATGGCCATGTGGAGCGCGCTGGCCTGACGGCCCTGCGCTTCCGGCAGAGCGAGGATGGCGCTGATGCGCTCGCGCTCTGCGGTGGCGCCTTCGGTGCGCGCGTTGGCGACAGCAGCGTTCAATGCGTTGGTGTGCTCGGCGGTCAGCGCCTGCGTGACCTGCTGCGTGGTCTGCGTGGTGGCGGTGTTGACCGCAGCAGCGACAAGTGTCTCGTGCTGGGCCATGGTAATGACGTTCTCGTTGTCCATCTTCATTGTCCTCGTGGTTTTGCTGCGGCGTTGGAGGCCCGACAGCGTTGCTTCAAACGTGCCGATTGCATCGGCAAGCTTGCGTTCGACCGCATCGCTGCCGATGAACGTGCGGGCTTCTTGTTCGCGGACCGCCTTGGCACTGAGGCTCTTGCGGCCAGTGGCAACGTGGGCCACGAACAAATCATAAAGCTTGTCAACCTCCGCCTGTAGCGACGCCTCGACGTCCTTGCTCAGCGGTTGGAATGGATTGCCGTCCACCTTGTGGGCGCCTGCGAAGATGAACGTGGGCTTAACGCCCATGTCGTGCAGACGCTTGCTATGGTCTGCGTGCATCATGACGACGCCGATGCTACCGAGCAGACTGGTGGTACTTGCCTCAACGCGCCCCGCCTGTGATGCGATGGCATAAGCCGCCGAGCAACACAAGCCGTTCACGAAAGCAGCCACAGGTTTAATCGCATTGAGCTTGCGCACGTCCTCGCCGGTCTCGAACGCGCCCACGGCTTCGCCTCCGGGGCTATCGATGTCGAGGAGCACGCTGCTAACGGCGCTGTCCTTGGCGGCTGCGGCCAGCTGGTGGCGGAGCCCTTCATAGCTGGTCATGCCGCTATAGCTGCCCAGCCACGCCCCGCGATTGACGAGGCTGCCGATGACCGGGATGATGGCGGTGCTCCCGCTGACCTTGTACGGCTTGAACGGGCGGCTACGGGCGGGCTGGCCGTCCTGCGTGACCACGTCGCCCTCGAAGCGGTTGGCAGCCGGGCTTGGCTTGCTGACATAAGCCAGCATTTTCTCGTCCACCAGCTGCGCGAGCCCGCTGGTATCCAGCCCGATGCGCCCTTCTAGCACGCTGGCAATGATGGCCAGCTTCTCCGGCAGGATCATCAGCGGGCGCTCGATGGCCTTACTGATGTAGTGCAGCGCGTTGCCCGTGTTGCGGTCGTGCATTGGTTACTCCCACCCATTACCGGGGTACGGAGCGCGGCGCAGCGCGGCCCCACCACGGATTGCGAAGCGTGCGGGCTTGGGGTCTGTGCTGCCTGCGTTGGCGCACAGCGCTTCCCACTTCTGCAACTCCGCTTGAAGCATTGCGATGTTCGGCTGCGCGAACTGCACTTCGCGCTCGCCGTTCGGCCCCTTGTAACGGATGACCTTCTCGGCGCCGCCTGCGAGGATGGAGTAGTAACCTTCCCGCAGGTATGCGGCCATCTCGCACGCATAGGTCGGCGACATCGGGTCGGTTGGCATCGTGGCCATCAGCTGAACCTCCGTTTGGCCATCGTCCTGCGGATGCGCACCGTGAACGGCGCGGCAACTGCTGCGATGAACTCGACATGCATCGTCACCCACGACTTGGTCGTGAACTGCGGGATTTGCAGCTTCTCGGTCAGCAGGCTCATCTTGACCTGCCCGGTCGCAAAAGCGGTGTTGGAAATGTTGAGCAGGTCCATGGTCGTCTTGGCGCTGATGCCCGTACCGTTGGCTTGCAAGTAAACGTAAGCGCCTGCAACGTTGGTTGCGTCGTCGAGCACCACTTCAGCGCCAGCCTGAATGATGTCGCCCTGAGACCAGTTGTTCAAATTCCAGTCCTGCGTGAGCGCAAAGCCGTCGCCGATGGCGCTCGGCGTGATAGCCATGATGGTTTCCTTGCCCGGCGAGCCATCCGCAGGCGTGCCATTGGAAACGACGCAGGACTGCGCACCGCTGCCATTGCCGCCCTGCGTCGCGAACGTAGCACGCCATCCGCTGGGCACGCTGCCGGTCACGTTGGCGCTGTTGGTGCCGCCCGTTGCGGTGAGAAACATGGGGTTGAGCAGCTGATTGATGTTGCCGTTGGCGCTGTACACGTCACCGGGGCTGCGGAGCTCACGCGGCAGCGGCGGAAACAGCTGCGTGAAAAGCGAGGCCAACCCAACGCCACCGGCATAAGCGCCAGCGGCGGCCAGATGCACCGGGTCCGCCGCGCGCAAATAGTTGGCCTTGAACGTGATGGCGCTCGTGGTGTGCGTGGCCACGTCCCACACGTAGAACGGCAAGTCGAACAGAATGTAGCCGTCGTTCTCTTCAGCGTATTCGCGATGGCGCTGATTGAGCTCGTGCGTTGCTGCAACGGCGGCTGCCGTGAGGTTGGTCGCGCCCGGCTCCATGACGACGATGACCTGCTTGAAGCCCGCCTGCATCATGCGCTCATAGGCGAACTTCACGTTCTCGATAACGTGCTGAGCCACGTTGCTGGTGTTGATGGTAGTGCCTGCCATCGGGCCAGCGGTGGAAACGAACGTGGCTGCGGCCTGCGCCAGATCGTTGGCGCCGATGTGAATGTAGCCAGTACCAGCCTTTGACGTCAGACAGTTGATCAAGCGCGCAAGCATCTGGTCGGAGCGGTCACCACTGTTGCCTTGGTTGGTGGCAATGGTGACGCGCTGGCCGCTGAGCGCCTTGGCCCAGCCGATGATGTTGGCGTTTGAAATGTTCTTGAACAGCGTGTCCACATGAATTTGCGCCACGCGACTGTCGCCGAGGCAGGCGAGCGCGGAGGCATTGCGCATGGCGGTCAGGTTGCGCCTGCGCTGCTGCTCGACGAGAATGTTGTCAATAAAATCACCGTAAGCCATTACGCGCTCTCCTTAGCGGGGTTGGGGTTGTCGTTAAGGAGCTCGTCGCCCGTAGGGTCCGGCGTAAGCGTGTCGCCTTCGGGCAGGTCAAGCTCCTCACGCAGGTCCTTTTCACGTGCACGCTGCTCATACACGTCTTCGTAGTCGGTGCCGAGTTCGCTGCACAGCTGCTCGTCGCTGGCGATGCCCAAGCGCTTGAGCACCTCCATGGCCTTGGCGGCCTTGAGGTCGTCAGCCTGCGGCTTCGGCGGGCCACGCCAGTCCGCGCGGCAAACGAACTTGCGCTGCGCCATGTAGGCGAAGGCGCCGTCCTTGAACGGCACGCGGCTGGACATGATCTCTTCCGTCAGCCACGCCTCGAACACGTCCTGCATCAAGCGCGCGACGATGTTCTTGCGACGGCTGAGCGTGAGCGGCCACAGGCTGGACGAGGACATGCGCACGCTGCTGTAAGTGGCGCCGCTGTAGTCGCCCGTCACCGTTTCAAAGCTCAGGCCCATGCAGCGCGCAAGCTCGCGCAGCAAAATCTTGACGAAGGCTTCATAGTCGTTGCTGATCTTGCTGGTGGTGTTGAAGGCCAGCTTTTC